AGAAAGACACAATTGAATACACAGTATTCGTACGATTTGGTCTTGCTTGGGAAGAACTAGATGCAGTCGCTTATGTTGACTCAGATAGTGCTGATTCCTAAAATATAGTCATCACGTACTAGGGAGGGCGGAATAAAAAACCGCCCTCCTTATTGTCATTCTGATGGTATAATTACAAGTGAGCACTGGAGAAAAAAATGAATTTAACAATGGATCAGTTAAAAGATAAAACAGTAATGGCATTAAAGGCATATGCAAAGAAAAACAATATAGAGTTATTTGAAGCAAATACTAAACTTGAAATTTTAGAAATTTTGGCTAGTTGGATTCCGCCAGAACAAACAGAAGAAACTGCAGAAAAAGCAGGTAAAAATAAAGATCTAACAAACAAAGTAGCATTGTATTCAGATAGAAACCTTCATATGGATAGTCTGGGTGCATTGAGCGTGGGGTATAACATAGTCTCAAAGGAGGCATCGGAAAAGTGGCTTACTCACAGGTTAGTACGAATAGCACAACCTGAAGAAGTAGCAGCCTATTACGCTAAAGCATAATGTCAACAATTCTTCGTCTACCACCATATCCTTTAACTGTTAAGTATACAGTTCCAGATGCCAATGCCAAGTATGTCATAGTCATTGAAGATGTCGCAGAGCAGTCAGAAATTGCTGCCTACAGAACATCAAACGCCAGCAAACAGGTTAGTTATGTCCTAGATGATGATTTTATCAAATATGATAAATCATATGCTTTGACAATTTATGAAGATTTAGAAGAAAGTGGCATGGTTGTAGCAGATCGTGGAGATATAGTTGTTGAAGATAATCTAGAAGTAAAACGTCCATACGTAGACCCTACACTTTTAGCAGCAGCAAACAATCAAACATCTGCAACAGAGATTGCTAAATATGTAGAGTATGAAAATTTAGCAAGAACGATCATTGATTCAATAACTGGTGGTTTTTACTATGAGCGTGAGTTTGTTGAAATTGTTGGGCAAGAGGTAGACTATATTCCACTTTGGAAAAAAGTACATAAAATATTAAGAGTATATGAAAACACAGAATTGGTTTATGACATCTATAATCCCGATGGCCCAACTGTAGGAGATTATACATACGTAATTACTAAAGACAAGACCGCACTTACAAAAGACCCAACAACGTCAGAGGGTGCAATAAATAGAGCAGAGAGACGACCATCAAGAATTCCAATTGGTACGTCAGATTCTTTTTCACTTTTTGATACAGAAGACAGTGGAAACACTATGACCGTAACCCCTGGGGTAGCATTTCCAACAGGAATAGATCTTATACTATTACTAGAAACTGGATATAAGGTAGTACCTATTGATATTCAAGATGCGACAAAGTTATTGGTTGAAGATATTAGATGTGGTAAGTTAGATTATTACAAGAGATATATCAAGAACTACAGCACTGATCAATTTAAAATTGAATACGATAAAAGAATGATTGAGGGTACTGGAAATATTATTGTAGACAAGATTTTGTCTAAATATGTTAATAATATTGTTCGTCCTGGAGTATTGTAATGGATGCATGCGAAGTTACAGACTTTATGTTTCCAATGAAGGCTGACATCTACTTTCCTATTCTTGCACAAGGTGAATATGGACAACCTACAAAAAACTGGGTATACGATAGAACAATTACTTGTAATGCTACATCTGTAGGTGGGCTAGGATCAGAAGACGTAAAGCCAGATAATTTTTTAAAATACGAAAACAAACTTATTTCAAGAACAAAAGAAGACCCAAGACTTTCTTCAAACAATGCAAATAACGCAACAACAAACATACTTATAGCAAATATTAGGGATGCATCCGACAATATTATTTACAAAGAAACAGCAGGAGTAAGATCGGGCAGGGGTACAATTTACGAAGTAGCAACAGTTGAACCGTTTACTGGTCCATTCGGATATACAGAATATTATAAAATGTTATGGCGCAGGGCTGAAAATCAGACTGTAGGTGATTAGTGATAGCAAGAACAAACACAGCATCTTTCACTAAACAAATGAATAATATAATTAATTATTCTTTTGGGTTTTTAGAAGGTGTTGATCGTGGTAAAAAAATATTTTTTGATAAATTAGGTACAGGGGCTATTCAAGCGTTGGCACAATATGTTGATGTACAAGCCAGAGCAAATCCAAGAGCGCTGCATCACGTTTATGAATGGAATCAAGTTGGCAGCCCAAGTGCAAGGCTATTCAATTTATCATACACAGTTAGTAATTTAGGACTTTCTGTTAAATCTACTTTTAGACAATCAAGAAGTGTTTCTGAAAATATGACTACACCGTTTTACAATAAAGCAAAAATTATGGAAGAGGGTATTCCCGTAACAATTAGACCAACAAAATCTAAAGTGTTAAAATTTAATGGACCTAATGGAGAAGTATTTACAAGCAGACCAGTTAAAGTTGAAAACCCAGGAGGAGACCTTGTTTTTGGTGGTTTTGAATCTACATTTGATGAGTTTATGACTAGATATTTTAAACAATCTTTTTTGAAAGCATCTGGAGTTTATGACTATATCAAAAAACCAACACTATATAAGAAAAACTTTAAGGCTGGTTCAGTTGCGGGTAGAAGTAAAGGAATTGACACAGGATTTAAGTGGATAACTAATGCAACAATTGGGGTAGAATAAGACTATGGCTATATTAACTGATACTGGATTTCCACCAACCTTTTTAAACCAATATATTTTGTCTGAGTTAAAACACTATGAACTTATAGCAGCAGCAGAAGAATTAAGTCCAATGGTTCCAGCACAGTTTCCAACAAACATTGAAGACTTGTATAACGATAGTATTCAAATTAGACAAACAGAAAGTCCCCTTTTAATTGTTTACGATAGATTAATGAGATTTAGACCTACTCCGTTTTATTTACAAAAAAGAGAACAACTAATATATTTTATTTATTCTACAGACGTTAGTAAGTTAATAGACTGTGTTCGTGTTATATCTAGTGCTCTTGATCGTGAAGATTCTTCAGCAGAAGACGTAAACTCTTACAACTTTCTTAATCCAACCCTAAGCACTCCACCAGTAACAATATCTACTAAGACTATATCAAATAAGGCACTTACAGGTAAATTTGCTACAATAACAACATCTACTGCCCATGGCTTTGTAGCAGGGGACGCTGTGACAATTACAGGGGTAGACAATACATTTAATGGTACCTATTTCATTAAAAGTGTTCCATCAGCAACAACATTTAAATTTTACAAAAATGCAGCAAATATTGGCTCCACTGCATCATCTGGATCTGTTTCAAAACAAGCCTATACCCCATTTAATATTTTGTTCCACAGTACGAGGGTATATCAGGCAGACGAAAGCAGAGACGTAGCAGAACTAGCCTCAGCAAGAACCCTCTTTGTAAACAAATTAATTGTTGAATATGACTATCATATTGCGGTTGACTCTGATTCTAGGTATACATAAAAAGCGGTATAATTGCTTTTAGAGGAAACACGCCAAACAACTTAATAAATACTTTATGAAAGAGGTGAAATAATATGCCATATAGCCGTGGTACGTCAAATAACATTATTGTAGGTGCAGCAGCATTCTTCATTAATGATACAACTTTGACTCCATCAACCTTAGCGTCACAAGCAGTAATTGATTCAAGTGAGTCTTACAAGACCACACTTTCAAATGCCGCTACATACACTAACGTTGGTTACACAATGAACGGTCTTGAATTACAGTTCCAACCAGACTTCGGTGAAGTTCAGGTAGATCAAATTCTTGACGTTGCAAGACTATACAAGCAAGGTATGCAGGTAAATCTTGCTACCGCTTTTGCTGAAGCAACTTTAGAAAACTTGCTTGTAGCACTAGCATACTCTGACGCTAGACTTACAGGAAATAAAAACGCATCTACAGGTCAAACACTTAACCTGAGTGCAGGAGACATTGGCGATGTTCCAATTGAACGAGGAATCGTTGCTGTTGGTCCAGGATCTGGTGACCCAACAACATTTGAGGATAAAGAACGCATCTATGCAGCATATCGTGCTCTTTCAATTGAGAACGTAACTGTATCAGCAAAGCGTGATGAACCATCAATGTTTGAGGTTTCATTCCGTCTTCTTCCTGAAGATACTTCAGGTTCATACGGTAAGATCATTGATCGTACCTTTGGACAATCATAATCTAAATTTAGATTAACTCAAGACCCACCTTTAATTAGGTGGGTTTTTTGTTTTGCCTATGATAGAATAGAAAGATTATGGCAACAACCGTTTATAAAAATAAGATAATTAAACTCGTTGATGGTACAGAACTAGAGATCGTTCCATTAAAAATAAAATATTTACGTGAGTTTATGGAGGCATTTGAGTACGTTAAAACTGCCAAAAATGATGATGAAGCCATAGATTTTTTAGTTGAGTGTGTAAGAATTACAATGAAACAATATTATCCAGATATAAAATTAACAAAATCTGATGTAGAAGATAGCCTAGATATGCCCACTATATACACAGTATTAGATATTTCTGCGGGTATAAAAATTAATCAAAAATCTGAAGAAACAGTAAAAGATCAAGCAACAGATAGTGGTTCAAGTTGGTCAGATTTAGATCTTGCTAAGATTGAGTCCGAGGTATTTTTATTGGGTATATGGAAAGATTATCGTGAACTAGAAGAATCCTTATCCATGCCCGAATTAATTGCAACTCTTTCAAGTCGTAGGGAACTTGATTATCAAGAAAAAAAATTCTTGGCTGCCATCCAGGGGGTAGATTTAGATGCTCAGTCTGGAGAATCAAAAGGGCAAAAAGAATGGGACGACATGAAGGCTAGAGTATTTAGTCAAGGCAAAGCAAAAGACGGTAATGACATTCTGGCTCTTCAAGGACAAAATGCCAGAAGTGCAGGGTTTGGTATTGGATATGGGCTAGATTACGAAGATTTAACAAAATAAAGTAATAAAAAAATAATTTCTAACATGCTATAATTGACATAACCTATAGGAGGAAATAATGACAACAACTACGTATGAGGAAAGCACTCTTACATTGATTGATGGCACAAAGGTTACAGTACGTCCTCTAAAAATCTCTCTACTTCGTCCATTTATGAAGAAGTTTGAGGGTGTGGGAGCAGTGGCGGAAGATAACGGCAAGTCTATGGACATTCTTATGGAGTGTGTGCAGATTGCAATGAAACAGTACAAGCCAGAACTCTCAGAAGACGTAAAAAAACTAGAGGAGAATATTGATCTCCCAACTGTTTATAAGATCGTAGAAGCAGCATCAGGTATTAAACTTGCTGAAGTTTCAGACGTTCTTGGCGTAACTATGGCTGAATAATTAAAAGAGGTGTGAAACTAAATGGCTGATGTTAATGCTAATATTGACATTAATATTGATTCGTCTAATGCATTATCACAGTTAAAAGCATTACAACGTCAGATATCGCAGTTTCACACCTCAATAGCCAAATCAAGTGAGGCAGCAGCCCTTGCTCAAAAGGGTCTACAAAAAAATCTTTTAAATAGCATTAACTCTATTGGTGCGTTCAGCGCCGAAATGCGAACAGTTAAAACATCTGCAGAAGCATTTACTAACTCCCTAGAAACAAATAAATTTTCAATGCGTGAATACTTCCGCTATGCGGGAGCATCTACAAAAACATTTGGTAAATTATTTAAATCTGAGTTTGACACAATTGGCAGGGTAGCCGAAGAAAGAGTTAAGAGACTACAGACCCAATACATTAAGATGGGTCGTGATACCAACGGTGCAATGAAAGCAATGTCTATCATGCCTACACAGTTGGATATGGGTGATTACAATACCAAGATTCAGGTAGCAGCACAGAAACAAGCACTATTTAATCAATTAATGAAGCAAGGATCTACCAATCTATTAAACTTTGGTAAGAATACACAATGGGCTGGTCGTCAGTTAATGGTTGGTTTTACCTTGCCATTAATGCTTGTAGGCTCAACAGCAACAAAAACTTTTATGGAGATGGAAGCCCAGGCCCTTAGATTTAGAAAAGTTTATGGAGATTTATTTACACCACAACAAGAAACTAAAGAGGCACTAGCAAACATTACAGAACTAGGAAAACAGTTTACAAAATATGGTATTTCTGTTTCTCAGACAGTAGGTTTGGCAGCAGAGGCTGCAGCAGCAGGTTTTCAAGGTTTAGATTTACAGCGTCAAACAGCACAAGCAACACGTCTTTCTATTCTTGGTCAAGTTGAAAGTCAAAAGGCTCTTGAAACAACGATATCATTACAAAATGCTTTTGGCATGTCATCCGAAAAACTTGCAGAATCAATTGACTTTCTTAACGCAGTAGAAAACCAAACAGTCGTATCCCTTGACGATATTACTACAGCAATTCCAAAAGTAGCACCAGTTATTCAGCAATTAGGTGGAGATGTAAAAGATTTAACATTCTTCATGGCTGCTATGAAAGAAGGTGGAATTAATGCATCAGAAGGTGCAAACGCACTTAAGTCTGGTCTTGCAGCATTAATTAATCCAACTGGAAAAGCATCTGACATGCTTGCAGGGTTTGGTATTAATGCAACAGCAATTGTTGAAAAAAATAAAGGCGATTTAAAAGCAACAGTAATAGAATTTGCTAGCGCCTTAAATGCTTTAGATCCACTTGCTAGAGCCAGAGCAATTGAACAGTTATTTGGAAAATTTCAATTTGCTCGTTTGTCAGCGCTTTTTGCTAACGTAACAAAAGAAGGAAATCAGGCTTCTCGTGTTCTTGCCTTGGCAAATTCATCAGTAGAAGAATTAGCAACACTTTCCGAACAAGAATTAGGAATGACTGCAGATTCTGCAATGAATAAATTTAAAAAGAGTGTTGAAGACCTTAAGTTTGCCCTTGTTCCAGTTGGTGAGGCTTTCTTACAAGCACTTACACCAATCGTTGAGTTTGTTGGTGGAATTCTTGAAAAGTTTGGTAATCTTTCAGACGGAACTAAAAAGTTAATTACATTATTAACAGTAGGCCTTGGTGCCGTTGGTCCTGTATTGCTTATGACGTTTGGTTTGCTTGCAAACGGTATTGCGAATATTATCAAACTATTTTTAACATTACGTGGAGGATATCAAAGATTAACTGGTCAGTCACAAATGCTAGGGGAACAAACCCAGTATATGACCATGGAGCAATTAGATGCAGCAGCAGCAGCACACTCACTTAATCAAACACACGCAAACTTAACACAAACATTTACTGCTGAAGTAGCCCAAATAAATAAACTTATAGCAGCATATAACTCAGCAGCAGGGGCAGCAAGAAACTTTTCAATGAATAATCCTGGAATGATGATGCCAGGACGAGGTGCTAAAAAGTTTGCAAGTGGTGTTGTTTCAGTACCAGGCCCAAAGGGGGCAGGAGATGTAGTTCCAGCAATGCTATCTCCAGGAGAAGCAGTTATTCCAACAGATATGGCAAAAAAATATGCACCATTAATTAATGCAATGATTGCAAATAATATTCCTGGATATCAGGTTGGTAAAGGATTTAAAAATGCAACAATGTTCTTGCCAGAATCAATTAACACGCTCATGGGACAGCCAAGGGGAAGAGGCGTTCCGACTGGAGATGTTTCTGAGTATTTAGGTCAAGCAGGTGGATCATCAATGGCACCACTAGTTGCTGTCATTGCAAGAGAAATTAAGGTTGGTCTTAATAACCCTAAATTTAAACAAGAGTGGTCTACGATAGCGAACCTATTTGCACAAACAGCAACAGATGCATTAAATCAATCTGGAAGAGAATTTATTAAAGATTCAGATCTTGAAGAAATAGTTGTACCAGCGCTTCGTGAGGCAGCAAAGGGAATACAGATTGCTGGAAAAGACATTGACGTTGCACTTGAAAATGCTATTAGTCAAATTAGAACGGTAGGTCCAGTAGGTGTAGGATCTGGATCTTCAGGTGGAATTGGAAGAACAACTTTTGCAGGATCATACAGAGGAGCAAGAACTGCAGCACAAAAATTTGCTGCAGAAGAAAATCCAGCAGCATTTAAACAAACAGAGCGACTATCTCAAAGTAAAGGAAAAACTGTTAGGTCATTTCAAACATTAAATCCAATGTTAGATAAATGGGAAGTTGCAACAATGTCCCATATTACAACATCAGTTACTGCAAGTGCAGAAGAATTAACAAAACAGATGACTCCATATCTTGGAGATGTTGGAGAAAAAATAACCAAAGCAATTACAAAAAATATTTCAGATGGAGCAATTCAAGAAGCAAGAGCAGTACAACAGCCTTTTGCAAACTCACCAAAATTTGAGTCAAAGACAGATCTTAGAGGCGGTGGTTCTTATAGAGGAACAATTAGTAATTTTGCAACTCAAGAAACCATAAGAAAAAATCAAGAACACGCAAAACGTTTAGCAGATGCAGCAATTGCATCAACAGCACAAGCAGCAGGAACTCAATCACCATCTAGGAGAACTATTCCAATTGGAGAAGACATTGCTCGTGGTCTTGAGGTTGGAATGGCAAACAGGCAGGATGATGTTGCATTAGCAGGTTCTCAATTAGGTCAGGCTGCCACAGGTGGAACTGGCAGGGGATCTAGAAGGTCAGCATCTAGACCACAAGGCGCACCAGGATTTATAGCAGGTAACGCACCTCAATCAGGAGTTAACCTAAACGATGTAGTAGCAAAAGCAAGAATGAACAGAGAAACACTTTTATCAATACAACAGCAAAAACGTATGTCAGTAATGAATCAAAGAATGGATAGACTAAATAGAGGTTTTATGTCTGGCACTTTTGCATTATCTGCCCTATCAGGTGTGGCCTCAATGGCTGGAGGAAATCTAGGAAAATTTTCTGAAATACTGTTTCAAATAACTGGACCACTTTTTGCGCTATCATCTATTTTACAATTATTTACTGGTAAAAAAATTGTAAGTATTTTTGCAGCACTTGGTGGACTTAAACTAGGACTTGTTGTTGCTGGTATAGCCGCTTTAGGTATTGGAATTAAACTAACTAACGATGCAAGACAAAGAGAATTAGAGTATATTAACGGACTTTCAGATGCAATGAAAACTACTACAGAGCAAGTCAAAACACTGGGCGATTTCTTTGGAGTAGTCCCTACAAAACTTCCATTTGAAACTAGAAATAGAGAAATTGTTGCAAAAGATACAAGAAGTGCAAGAGACAGACTAAGAGCAGATGAATCATTTAAAAAACAGTTTGCTCCAACTATCAAAACGTTATCTGAATCTACTGCAGAACAAGCACAACTAGCATTTACATCTTTGGCCCTTAATCTTAAGGCACAAGGTTTTGCTGAAGAACAAGTTCAAACAATTATTGATGCCCTTCGTGAAGAAGCAGGCAGGACAGATGTTAAACTAGATGTTAAATCACTTAATTTTTCACCAGAGTCAATTAAAGGGCTGCAAGATCAAATCGCAAAACTACTTGTTACATTTAGTAAAGATTTTACGGTTAAGCCAACTGCAGGTCAAAAGTTTTGGAGTGGTTTCTTAGGCTCACTCTTGGGAGAAACTCCAAAAGTTATGAAAATGACTAATGAAACTAAAAAATCTCTTTCCGAGTTAACTACATTTATTACAGAAACGTCAAACTCCGCTGCTGGAATGTTTAGGCTTGGACTTATTAGTGGAGAGCAGTTTGAGTCAACTCTATTATCTACATTGGAAACAATGCAAGGTCTTGATGAAGCAGCAAGAAGGGTCGCTTTATTAGAAGTATTTAAAAAACTTGATATTGATGCAAAACCATTTTTATCAACACTGTATACAGTAAAACAACAAATGATGTTAATTGCTTTGCTAAGTTCTGGAGTTCTTAGTAAAGACAGCCCAATACTAAAAGCCCTTTCTTCTTCAGATGGAAAAACAAAAATGAGAGGAATCAATGGTTTAAGAAAAGCATATGAAAATCTTTTTGGATCAATTGAAAAAGTTAATAAAGAAGATGCAAAAGTTGACGGTACTGGTAGTACTGTTGGTCAAGGAAAATTAAATGCACTTCAAGAAAGAATTAAAGCAATTCAAAATCAAACCAAGGCCTACATCATACTTCGTAATGCAAAAATTGATGAAGCAACTGCAACAGAGTTATCAAATGACGCAGAGATAGCATCTCTAGTTATTGCAAATAGCAAAGGTGCTTCATTAGAAAAAATTATTAAACTAATTAAAGAATATAAAGCAGCAATAAAAGGACAAGCAGATGCTGAATTAAAGTACATGGAAAAGCCAAATTTGTTTAAAAAACAATTAGAACAATATCAGGCACAAGCAGAACTTAGAGATAAAATAATTGACATTCAATTTGCATCAAAAATAAAAGCAGAAAATAATGCTTTAAAAACTCAACAAGAAAATTTACAAAAAGTTAATGATGAAATTGAAAAAATTACAGATTCTCAAATTAAACCAATACAAAATATAATTGATACAAATAATTTTGCTCTTGAATCAATATCTTTAAAAGAAGATGCAATTAATGAAAAATATAACACACAAATAGAGGCTTTAGATAAAATTGCAACCATTAATCAGGATATTGCAAATATTCAAAAGCAGAGACTTTCTATTGCTGATGCACTTACTCGTGGAGATATATCTGCTGCTGCACAACTTGTCCAAGAGGCAAGAGCAGAAAATGCAGCATCTGCCGTAACTGGACAAAAAGAGGCTTTGACAAATACTCGTGATGCTCAAATTAAAGCACTTGGAAGAGTTGCAATTGAAAAACAAAACAAAGAACTTCAATTACAGATTAATACAATTGAAAGAGGATCGCTGTTAACTCTTCAACAAAAGAAAGACACAATTGAAAAAACGATTGATTCAACTAATAGAAATATTCAAGCGTTAGATTCTGAAGTCGCTGGATTAAAAGATGCTGCTTTGTATGCTGGGAAAACCAAGACAGAAATTGACAGCCTTGCTGGACTTATTGATGCAGCAGAAAAAGCAGGAATACCTTTTAATGAATCACTTTTAAGTCAAGCAGGATCTGCAGCAGCACTTGCTAAAGCATTGGGTGATGCGGTAACAAATCAAAAAATTCTAGCAAGTCTTTCAGGATTAGCAGCAGGCGCAGGAGCAGGCGCAGGAGCAGGCGCAGGAGCAGGCGCAGGAGCAGGTGCAGGAGCGGGTGCAGGAGCGGGAACGGGTGCAAAAACAGGTTCAACCGTAACAGTTAAATCTGGCAACACCCTAAGTGGTATTGCAGCAACAGCAGGAGTAAAACTTGCAGATGTAATAAAAGCCAACCCACAAATTTCAAATCCAAATTTAATTAGACCAGGCCAAGTAATTAAGATACCAGGAAAAATGTATGGTGGTTCAATTTCAAAATACATGGCATTTGGCGGTAGAGCAATGGGATCAGATACCGTACCAACAATGCTAACTCCTGGAGAGTTTGTCATGAATAAGGCAGCGTCAAAAGCATATGGACCATTGCTTGAAAGAATAAATGAATCCAAGTATCCTGGAATGCTTGGTGATATGGGTACAACCCAAGTTCCAATAAATAACATTTCAACATCTGTAAGCGATAACTCAACGGCAGTGTATAATTATAATCTAGGATTCAGTATTAATAGCGCCAATGGAAATGCTAGAGATATTGCTAATGCGGTAATGAGAGAAATTAAAAATGTTGACTCACAAAGAATTAGAGGGCAGAGGCAGTAATGGCTACTAGCGCTTATTTAACGGGTAGACGCAGGTATACCAGACCGCAGGGCATCTTGTGGGCAAACAACGCTGGAACCCTCTCTAATGGCCTATACGTGCCTACTGGAGTAGAGGTGGGAGCATCTACAACAGAAACAAATCCAAACCTATTAGATCAGTTTATTATTTTATCTGATCATAATAGAGGGGATATGCAATTTAATAACCAAAGAATTGAGCAACGTCAAAGAACTATCAATGGTCGTATGCGTTCATATCATATTGCAGATAAACTAAGTATGTCTGTATCTTGGAACATGCTGCCTTCACGAGGGTATTCAGGATTACCCAACTTTAACTCAACAACAGGAGTATCCCCAAGTGAAGGATCTACAACAGAGTACACAGCAGATGGAGGAGCAGGTGGAGCAGAACTTCTTGATTGGTATGAAACACATCAAGGTCCATTTTTTATGTACCTTGCTTATGATAAATACACAAATTTAGAAGGACAAAACTATAAATACTCTGGTTTAAACAGATACAATCAAATTATTCAGGTTTATTTTGCAGATTTTAATTATTCTGTAGTAAAACGTGGGGCAACAAATCATGACCTTTGGAACATATCGGCAACACTGGAAGAAGTTTAAATGTTTGAAAGTGTTGATTTAAAGAATCATTTTGAAACATCTGCAACAATACAGACAAAGTCGTTGGTTCTGGCTGAGTGGAATATGAATATGCCAGATAATATATTTAAACTTGGCAATTATAGATACAGATCTCAGGAACAAAATTCTCAATTCTTAACACTACCCAATACATTTGATAGCGCAGATGCTGGATTGTTTTATACTGGAGCAACAGATGCAGATGTTATTATTGATGGAGGTTTTGAAAATGATGGAACACCACAAATATTTAAATCTATAAAGGAAAAAAATAAACTAATATATTCATTAGAAGATTGTATAAAGCCATTTAGACCAAGATCTGGTATTAATAAAGCAGTTGCATTTAAAGGTAAGTTTTTGTCAAACTCTGGCAGTAATCTTGCTAGAAGGCCAAGATATTACATGGCATCACGCTATGACCAATTTAAATATTTTACATCTTTTAGAACTGAAAATGGAATTGAAAGGGGCATTGCTAAAAAAATAGTTAATGACAATTACTATATAGACGATACTGTTCCATTTGTAGTTTATAAAAACCCTGTACCAGCAAACCGAATTATTATAAAGATGCAAACTAATGTTGGAGATATAAACCTAGGAAACTTTACTGATATTTCTAAAACTTTTGCAGATCCGTTTTTTGGTAATGCAAATAAAACAACTCCAACAAGATGGAAGATTCAAAATCTTGAAGGAAACAACTGGGTAGATGCTTATGCGTTTACTGAAAATGATGTACGTGCAGATGGATCTCCAATCATTAATCACGATGGGTATGTTGAATTACAATATAGATTAAAAAACATTCCAGATAATTTTAGGGATAGTTTTGTGTTTGCAGAAACTCTTTCTTCATCTACGTTACTGCCAAATGAATCAATAAATGGATATGCGTATTTGGTTGTTTCAAATGCAGGAAGTGCTGGAACCTACTATGTTTGGAATAGTACAACTAAAGAATATAAAACATTTGTTCCTGTTTATGGATGGGTATTAGGAAGTGAACAAATTGATAATAAAACAACATTTGTTACAGACTTAACAAATCCATTATCATTTAAAGAAACAACAAATGGAAAAACAGTTTATAGAGAGTTTCAAAATGTTCGTGGAATAAGAATTGTAGTAGAAAAAATGAACAAGTTTGACTCTACTTTTGATTTAATTGAAATGTCTCCAAGATTAGTTGTTGATATATCTGATAAAACAATAGACTATAGTGTTAAAAAAATTCTTTCTGATCTTGGCACATCGGCTTTGCCAGTAGGACAGTTACTTGCTTCAACGGGAAGTATATCGTTGTTTGATGATGATCAAGCATTTAACAGCAACAACACAAATAGTATAGTTAGTGGTCATGTTGATAAAAATATTAAATTTAATTTCTATGAAAAAATATTAAATGTAGGCGGATTTGATTACTGGGTTCCAATTAAAACACTCTACTCTGATGGATTTCCACAAGCAAGCGTTACTGCTGGTACTTTGGACATCTCTTTAAGAGACTTCTATTTCTTCTTAGAGTCTATGCCTGCACCAAGGATGTTGGTAACAGAAGTATCACTTAGTTATGCAATTAGTTTAATTCTTGATTATATTGGATTTAGCAATTACGCATTTTACAGAACAACAAACGAACCAGATCCAATTATCCCATATTTTTTTATTGCTCCAGATCAAACAGTGGCTGAAGTATTGAATCAACTTGCAGTGTCTACACAAACAGCAATGTTTTTTGATGAATATAATAATTTTATTGTAATGAGTAAAAACTATATGCTTCCAGGTTTAAATGATAGAACTTCCAGCATAACATTATCGGGATCTAATAACCAAATTGTTAGCGGTATTGCTGAAAATCTACCTTCTGGAACGCTTCCAAATATTATCTCAATTGCATCTCAAGACAAAAAAGTTTATAATAATGGAAAGATTAACTATACAACTAGATATATTCAAAGATCATACGGCTCTATTCGTCAAGCAAGCATGATTGATATAGATAAAACTTGGATATATAAGCCAGCACTCTTATGGGAAGTATCTGGAACTGATTCAACTAAAACAATTAATGAAGTTGCTTCCAAGCAAGGTAAATATGTTTTAGGAGCAATGCCATTAAATTCTGATCTTACCGCATCTCCACCAAGTGTCGTTAACCGTAAAATAACAAACAATGTTTTTGATCTTGGAGAGAATGTTTATTGGCTTACAAGACATCAAGGATACTTTTATTCCAATGGGGAAGTTATTAGATATGATGCTGTACAGTTTAATGTTACTCTTGCAATTTGGTATCCAATACTTAAAGACGGAATAAATTTAGATGAATCTAAACCACAAATTGTTTTACCTGGTAGATTAGCGCCAATAAGCATTATTGATAATTTAGACAAAAAGGTTGCAAATAAAGAAATTACAGAAGCACAAAAGGGTGAAGAAATACAGGCATGGAGAATTTCTCACAGACAGGGCAGCAGCAATGTATGGATTACCAATAATCAAGAGTATCAAAACTTTTTTCAATCTTTGCCGTTTAACGGAAAAATATACCCTACTGGCTTAGTAAAAATTTACACAGTTCCATTTTATGAACAAGTTGAAGGTGTTACTCGTTTGCAGAATGGTGCAGTTTATGAACATGGACGTGCTCAATTTGGAACAACAATAACAAGTCATACCGCTGGCATAAACTCTTATTGGTCAAATAATTCTTATGTTAGGGGCTGCAACATGAAAACTCAATATTTGTTTACAACGACTTTACCTGAAGATATTTCTTTACCAGCAACTACAGTTGGAGCAGCAGGAGTTAACAACTCTAAAGCACAACAAACATCAAGGGGTGGAACAATTAAAAACTTTATGTCTTCAAGTTATACAACGGAGACTTCTGTTAACTCAACTGTATCTTCAAAAACTGGAACAATTCAGTCATCAGCCTTAGTAATGAATGGACCAACATTTGAAACAACCGAAGTTCCAATTGACTTAGTATCCTATGTCTATAAAGAATTAGATAATTCCTATAAACATTTTGGAACAAGAATGCGTATTATTGGCAAGATTGAAAATAATGAACGTCGTAGTCAAACTCCAAATGGAAGCACAACATACTATCAGGTTGCTGGAGTTCAGCCAGATCAACCAGTAAGTATTGGAGGAGGGTCAGGAGGGTTGGCAGTATTACTTAATCCAACAACAAACAACGGATATTACTTTGAAATTGCTGCATTGACAAGTGACAACATAGAGTCATATTTAAAATTAGATAAAAATAATAAATCAGAAATTTCTATTAACAATGTTGTTTTTTATAAAATTAAAAAAGATGCGTCTAATAATGATGCAATTCCTATAAAACTTTATGGCGGTCTAGCAAAGATTACAGTTGATGATGGTAGATTTACTGGTCAGTATAGAATGGCTGGTGAAGAAAATCCAACTGTTTATGATTTAGCCGTAGAGTATCAAGACATAGGAAAAATAAGAAGGTTTTATTTATATATTAATAATCAATTAATTAAAGTTGTAGACGATACAGATCCACTTCCAATATACAATAACATGGCTCCATTTGTTCGTGGTTCATCTAGAGTTATGTTTGAAAACATTTATGCTTTGTCACAAAATTATTCTCAAAATAGCGTTTTCACAGTTGGAGAAACTCTATCTTCTGCTTTTGGAGATAATGAAATAAGTGCTAGTGAATCTTTAAGAAAATATGCAATGAGCGGTATGGTTCAAGCAACCTATCTATCTGGAATCAGTGCCCAGCAACCTCCTAAATATAATTTATATTTTGATGAGTTTGGTTCAATAATGAGAGAGTGTGCTTATTTTGATGTTAAGTATGATCGTGCATACCCTGCACTTTACGCCAAGTTGTCACCAACATTTAACAATATTAAAGGATATGTCTCATCTGGTTTTTATGCAGACTCATACGGTGCTGAGTTTTTAATATTTAATGCTACAGACACAGCACTAAATCTTGATGAAACAAGCGGTAATTATTTAAGAATTCAAGGAGTTACGTTTACACAAGACACTACCCATGAATTAACAGTTGATGAATACTTTAAAAAACGTAGTAATTTTTCTAACCCACTATTAACTGGATCTTCTCAAATTATTTCTCCGCAAGTTGAAAAACAAAGATTTGATGAAATTAAAAGAAGCCGAATGATTTATGGAAATAATGAGTTTACCTTGGATACCCCATATATACAAACTCAAGATGATGCAGAAAACTTAATGGGGTGGATGATAAACAAACTTATGGTTCCTAAAAAATCAATTGGTTTAAAAATATTTGCAACTCCAACAATTCAACTTGGAGATATAGTAACAATTAATTATAAAGATTTTAATAACTTAGATTTAGTTACTTCAACTAATTCTAGATTTATAGTTTACAATATTGAGTATACAAGAAAAATAGATGGTCCAGATATGACCATTTATTTAGCGGAGGTGTAAGATGCCAGTTCCAGATTCAAAAAATCCAGATACTGCTGTACGTGCTCAATCTGGAGATTCTTTAAGCGCAATTGCAAAGGCTAATAACTTAACTCTCTCTGAAATTAAAGCATTAAATCCAAATATTATGAATGATGCAAAATATAATGGTGGAAAAACAATTTTTTCTAATACAAAAATTAACATTGCACCAGCAAGTTCAACTAAAATTACTACGGGGAATCCAAATAACGGCATGTTTATTGGTCCTATTCCAACAGGAACTACTCGTACTGCAACTGGATATGTACCAGAAACAACATCAGGATCAGGATATTCTCCAGGAGATTTTAGAAAAGCAGAAGAAAAATCTAACGAACCATTTTATAAATCACAACAACAGTATGCACCATCTTCTAGTGCAGGATCATTTAGCCTTAAAGTAAGTCCAACACCACCAAGCCCAACCTTACCAGCAACAATTTCCCTGGCAGCCCCACCAGTTAAAACTGCAACTTTGGACATTATCCTATTTGATGAAGAGTCTGTTGCAACAGATGGAATGTTTGATCAAATATTTGAAAATATTGGTGGCCAAGAATTAATTAGTATAACAAGGTCTGACATTGTTAATGGACAAAAAATATCATACCAACCAATTAAAAACCTTTCAGCCATTCAACAAAGTTATAACCCAAACAATATCCTTAGCCTACAGCAAACCTCAGATAAGTTTTTTGCTGGATTTTCAATTAAACTAGAAGACAAAATTCCAAAAATTGGCAACGGAACTAATGGGAAAAACGTATACCTTAACTCAACAGGAGACCTAGTTATTGAATTTATTAACATAAATCCTGATGAACAAATAGAGACACAAATTAGAGTAAGTGGTACAATATATGAAGCAGATCTTGGAGACTATACCTCATGATAACCAATACTGGTAAATCTATTATTGCAAAGTATTTACTTGGCCAGGCCCCCGCCTATGCCTCTTATATTGCTATTGGCTGTGGCGCTACCCCACTAGATACCGCCGATGAAATTGGCGATTATTCAACAAAAACAAATTTAGACTTTGAAATGTTTCGTGTTCCAATATCCTCTAGAGGTTTTGTAAACGAAGACGGTGTAGATAAAATTGTTTTAACAGCAGAATTACCAACAGAAGAAAGATACGAAATATCTGAAATTGGAATATATTCTGCAGGTTCTAATCCGTCTGCTGGAGCATATGATAGCAAGACAGTATTTGCTTTTACACAAACAGAAAACTGGCAATATGTAACAGCAACAGCAGCAGTGGCAATTGGAACAAAGCCTAATGCGCTAGATGCTCCAATCTATGACAACATTATTGCTATAACAGATCCAGTATTTCAAACAAGCGCAGATAATCCAATATTTTTTAAATCACCAAGAGTTGCAAGATATGAAAGGCCAAGATTTTTAAATAACGTAATTATGATAAAAGGCAATGAGGCTGATCTTGACATTGAATCTGATAGTGGTCCAACACAAGATACTTTTTCAATAGGAGCAGGATCAAACTATATTAGATTAAGCGGTACAACAGTTGATTTTACAAAAAATTCTCCAACAGATCAACTAAGGCTAGCATTCTCAATTATAAATAGAGATGGAACGTACGGGGCTGGTACTCAACCAGAAAGAGCAAGAGTTTTAGTTTCATTTGAAAATACAAGCGGAACACAGTTTGCAAGACTTGAAGCAGAAGTTGCTGATGACAGCAGTGGAGGACAGTACGATTTTGCTACAGAAAGATATTTTGTTGTAACAAAGCAACTTCAACAACTATACAGAACGTCTGGATTTGACTGGAATGCTGTTTCTGTAGTTAAGGTGTATGCATGCGTTATTGATGGGGTTAATCCGTCTGGAAATTATTATGTAGCCTTAGATGCTTTAAAACTAGAAAATGTTGCTACAGTAAACCCACTCTACGGACTAACAGGATATTCAGTAATTCAAACTGCAGGAGCAGCAACAGTAGTTAAAAGTCCTAATACTAGTAACTATGTTGAATTTAGATTTTCAGTAGATCTTTCTAGCGGAAATAACTCATAATGGCTGACTCAGGAATTAAAAAAGTTATAATTAAAAAATCATCTTTACCAGCAATAGATAATAATAAAGTTGGATACGTTTTTAGATATAGAGTTGTTTCTGAAGATAAAAATAGAACTTCTCAATGGTCTCCAATAAATCTTGTATTAGACAACTCAATTACTAGTGTTACTGGAACAGTACAGGTTTCATCCTCAGTTATTAGTACAGTCTGGGGAGATGAATTAAATAGACCAAAATATGATGTTTTTGTTGGATTTGATGGGGCTACGGCAACCTATCATGGAACGACACCCATTCATTCATATCAATTCATTAAAACTGGAACCACAAATGTGCGTGTAATTATTCAAATTGAATCATCTGAGAAAACATTAAATGCCAATTTGCAAATATACAACTCTGGCTTAGTTTCTTTGGTATAATAAAATAGGAGGAATAAATGGCAAAAGTACCACTACCAGAAAGAGGGCAACCTCTTGATGTTACATATTTATATCAATTGATTGAGGCCGTAAACGACCTCTCTACAAATGTTGCTTCTAAGCAAACAAGTAAGACAATTATTGATACCGCAAGTGCTGGTAAAGCAGAGGTTCAAACCTCTAATACAAGAATAGTAGGCGGTTTAGTTGAAGTTGCAAACAACTCCACAGTTTCGGCGGGAAATGAAAAAACATTTACTTATGACTTTAAAGATTTTAAATATCCACCAATAGTATCAGCAACTCCAGTAAATACGGGACAAACACCAGCAGGACAAAATGTAAACATTGTTTTAAAAAGCGTTACACAAACAAAAGTAGAGGGCATTGTAAGGTTTGGCGCTTCTGGAGATTTATCTCTGTCAGTACACTTAGTCATTGTTGGTATCCCAAATTAAAGATAATATTAATGATTCATTGTAAAAAATGCAAAGGTAGAACTTTTGTTGATAGACAGTATAGCAGTGCTCAGCACATAGAAACATCCTGTATGGTATGTGGTATGAGAAAATTTTTTCATCCACCAACAGAAAGTGAAGAAGGAAGATGGTTACTAGCAAAGGAATTATCCAGAGCGAAATCTACAATAACGAAACTGTAATAAAAGGAAATAAAAAAATATGGTTTCTCAATGGAGATTTAGTAAGACTACATCACAGTTCAAGATCTACGGGAATGGTTTCTGTTTATAATATTACTAAAGATAGAATTGAAACTTGTTTAAGATCTGACTTTAGAAAAAATAGAGAACGTGCATATACTGTAACTGAGACTGCTAAATTAATTAATCGTCATAGAAAATATATGCCTAAATTAATGAAGACTGGAGTGATACCAAAACCAGTTGGAGCAAGGATAAACGGACAAAGAGGTTGGCAAATTAGGTCCTATTATTCAGAAAGCATGGTGAGGGACATACGTGCTATACTGGCTACTATACATATAGGACAACCAAGAAAAGATGGACTTATAACAAATAATATGACTCCTACAAGCCAAGAGTTGACACGGCGAATGGGGGACGGTATACTTACATATACGAAGACAGAAGATGGAAGATTTATTCCTGTTTGGGCAGAAAACATTTAATAATAGAAACGGTGGGGTAATGGAAAACGAAAACACAAAAGTATCAGTAGCACTTGGATATACACTTAATTTAGGGAACTTTCAATCATTAAGGTTTGATTTTAACGTTACAGATAATGCACGAAATGGTGAAACAGTAGACCAGGCTTTTAGTCGTGTATATAAGTTTGTAGAAGATAAGTTAACGGAAAAAGTCAAAGAAGCCGAAACAGAGGCTGACAGTAGCAACTAATGGCTGAACGCAAAGACCGTATGGCTTTGCTAAGTAGATATAACAAGTTCCATCTACAAAGATATGAAGCCAAAAGTAACATGAATCTTAACGTTGAGCAATGGGCCTCCGATGCTCTTGTTGAGTCTTATGGTATTTCTCAATGCTATGATTTATTAGATTATTATTTTAAAATAGCAGAAAATCCTACTTGGAATTATTTTGCATACAATGCAGAAAAAATTCTTAATGGTAAACTAGAAGTAGAGCAAGATATTAAAGAACGAGAAGAGCGAAGAAAATTAGCAAGGAGGTGGATTAGTGAATAATACAGAAGCAAAGTTAATAACTGCAGTATTAAACGATAAACAAGTCCACGTACTATTGCAAGCCAATGTTGATAACCTTTTAAGAACTCACAACGATGTATGGGATTTTATTAGACTATACTCAGAGAACAATCAATCAGTTCCACCAGTATCACTAGTTGTAGAAAAATTTAGAGACTTTGTACCAGTAGAAGGTGTTGGTGCAACAAAGCATCACCTTGAAGAATTACAAACCGAATATTTAAATGATAGTCTTAAAGACATCTTACGCAATGCAGCATCTGAAGTTCAAGGCGGTAATGGATCAAAGGCTCTTGAGCATATCATTACAAAAACATCAGAACTAAAAAAGAACACTGCTGCAATAAGAGATATTGAAGTTACAGACCTTGATTCTGCAGTTGCTTATTTTGAAAATGTAAAAAAGATGCAAGATTTAGGACAGGTTGGAATTAAAACTGGGCTACCAGGGTTTGATAATTACTTACCTTCTGGAATCATGCCAGGACAACTAGGAGTCTTTCTTGCATATCCAGGTATTGGAAAGTCTTGGCTGGCTCTGTACTTCGCTGTACAGGCTTGGAAACAAGGTCGTAGTCCCCTAGTCATAAGTCTTGAAATGTCTGAAACGGAAGTTCGTAACCGTGTATTTGCAATTATGGGTGAGGGATTGTGGTCTCATCGTAAACTCAGTAATGGTGAAGTAGAAATTGATATGCTTAAAAAGTGGCATGCAGATAAATTACAAGGTAAGCCAGAGTTTCACATTATCTCTAATGATAGTGGTGGAGAGGTAACTCCTTCAGTTATACGTGGAAAGATTGATCAATACAAACCAGACTTTGTTATAGTTGATTATTTACAATTAATGTCACCAAATCAAAAAGCCGATAGCGAGACGGTACGTATGAAAAATCTTTCAAGAGAACTTAAACTAATGTCTATTAGTGAAGAAGTTCCCATTATTGCTATCTCATCTGCTACACCAGACGATGTTAAGGATTTGTCAAGTGCACCAACTCTAGGACAAACTGCCTGGTCAAGACAAATTGCTTATGATGCTGATTGGGTAATGGCTTTGGGTCGTGCTACCAATAGTGACATTATTGAATGTGTGTTTAGAAAAAATAGAAATGGTTTTATGGGGGACTTTTTAGTTCAAGTAGATTTTGATAGAGGATACTATCGCTACAAAGATTATGAGGAAAAATAATGAAAAATAAAAAAATTATTTTTGAAGCAGCGGAGTTGCATTCTGAACTACTTCTTGACGGGCCAACACCAGCAATAAATCATATTCCAAAGTGGTTTAAAGATCAAAAAATTTTTTCAAACAGTAAAAATACAGTAGATTTGCTAGAAGCAGAAAAAACAAAAAAGAACACATATACATATAAGTTATGTGTTCCAGTAACAGATTCAATATCTAGTGGGTATACAATTACAGCACCAGCCGATATGCTTGTAAAAAATATTGGAGAAAATAATGAATATATTCCACAAATTGAGTGGAAAACCAATTTCCCGCTAGCGGATACACAGGGGTATGATGCTGTTGGAAATTATCCAACACCCACGGGGTTTAATCCAATGCCTTTTCGTTGGAACCATGATTGGAAAATAATTACTCCATCTGGGTATAGTATATTATTTATGCATCCAATACATAGACATGATTTGCCATTTTTTACATTAAGTGGTATTGTTGATACAGATATGAATCCAAATAAAATACATTTTCCATTTTTCATTAAAGAAAATTTTGAAGGATTGATTAAGGAAGGAACACCGATTGTACAATTTTTACCTTTTAAAAGAGATAATTGGAAATTAGAAAAAAAACCATTTTCTATAAAATCAAACATACTATATCAAAACGCTACAAAGATAAACTATCTTCGCACATATAAAAATAAATTTTGGACAAAGAAGAAATATGAATAATATATATACATCAGATCAAGTTAAACGAATTTTAAATGGTTCTGGAATTAATATTGAAGCAGAATACAATACTGACTATATTGTTTTTTGTCCATATCATAATAATAACAGAACTCCCGCTGGTGAAGTGTCAAAAGAACATGGATTGTTTTTTTGCTTTGGATGTCAAACCACAAAAACTCTTGTTGAGTTTG